ACGCGATGGATATGAACAGAACTTTTAACCTCAATAATCAAAATACGCTCTGGTCTCTCCATAATTCATGAAAACACTTCTTAGATACGCCCGCATCCACATCGACTCGAGCTCATCCTTTGTGTTTATTAATTCCAAAAACTGGTATAGTGCACTATCATCATGAGATGAGAATTCATATTTTCCGGCGATTGGTAGGTCTATAGTGTAAACCTTGGTCTTACCTTCGAAAGACAGATTCACGCTGTTTGCAGACAAGCTGTAAAGCGCTTTTCTATGATCTGTTGTTGATGATATAACCGATGATTCAGCTATCTCCATGTTGACCGACTCATCACTTTCTGAATCCAACTCACTAGAATCTCCTGAAGCTTCTGACGAACTGTCTGACAGATTTAAGAAATCCAAATCGTCATCACTGTCACTGTCGAAAATGTTTTCCATGCACATTTCTTGCGCTTCGAAAGGCTCTCTAACCATGGGGACATGTTTGCTGAAAGGGTTGTACGAGAACAAATCGGAAGTTGTCCCTAGAATCTCCTCTGATCTCTCACACATCAGAGAGTGATGCCTGCTCATCTTGAGAACCAAAGAACCAACTTTTCTAGGAACATCTGAACAAAGTATCATTATAGGATGGTCCTCATAACCATTTTCGGATCTTTTATTGTAAGAGAGTGTTATTACCCCATGCACTGGTCTCAGTCTCACTCTTATGTTTCTGCTGTCCAAAAATGTCTGCTTTATGTACTCATCGTTTTTGTTTTGAACCATCGACCCACACTCTCCGTCAAATTCACTCAAGTAGTGAGTCCACTTCTTCTTAGACATTTTGCTCATATGAGTGCCAATTATGGAACTGGAATTGTTCATCAGTGGCTCCATGATTATAGTGCCATCTGAGAAAGTTTTATGTTTCAAAGTGTCCCTAGATATGATTAGATCAGACTTGCTTATATTGTAGATGGAGCCTTTATCAGCTAGCTTGACTATGGCTTCACAGGCATCTAGTTTGCTCATAGGTCCGTTTGAGGTCAAGCTGTTAACTATGGAAGTTATATCTATATTTGAATCACTTTTTATTCTGCTTCTGTGAAAGCTGTTAGTTGGGTCCAAAAATTTTCCTTTTTTTCCTCCTATTCCTGGTTCTAAAACATCCAAGCATCTCAGAATGTAGGTGCTAGGTTCTACACTCTTTTGAAATCCCGAATCCATAGAATATTCCAACCTCGATCCTTCCAAAAAGTTAGACTTGAGGAGAACTTCTGGGAGAAGCAGACTAACTTCGTTTGAAAGAACGGTGACAGGATAGTTTCCTTGAACATAGCTTGCCTTTCTGAGCCTCTGCCTTACCAAGTCTAAGTTGGTCAAGAAGTTGTATGACTTATTCTGCTTATTTCCACCAAGAAAGTCCGGCATGTTCAGACTTGCATAAGTCTTTGTTGACTCATTTATGGCTCCCTCAGATATGTATTTAGTCATATTCCCGTGCTTGAAATCCCTTCTGCTTATAGGAACGACTTTGAAAGTTGTGTCGTCTCCCAAAGGTTTTACTGACCTTATGCAGTTCTTAATCAGTTTCTCGTCTCTATCTATGTTGCTGTAGCTCAAAGGAGGTATAAGGACGTCTCTGACTTCCATTTTTTTCATCTTGAACAGATCAGGTCTTGTCAATGTCATCACTTCCCCTCTAACCCTTGTTCTGTACACCACCGCAGTTTTAGGTGATTGAGGTATGATGAATCTTAGACAAGCTGATTTTCCCGAACCTTTAGAGAGTTCTTGAGTTGAGCACTTCATAAGTACAGACAGTATACTTCTCTTGAAGCCTCTAAACATTATTGGGAGGTAATCTTCATCATCTATTTCACTAAGAACTTCCGTAATTGCCCTATGTCTTCTCTCAGGTTTGCAGGAAATGTTTGTTATTCCAGACCTAGAAAGTGTGAACAACCCAGAATTTGTAGCCTCAATCGTTAGTGGGGAGGTCGAAGTCAAGTAAGAAAAACATTCCTCGGATCCTTCAAGGCCATAGTTTTCCTTCGCCCAACAGAATGATGGCATGGAACTCTGAACTAAGAGATTGCATCTTATCATTCCACCATATTCTGGAGGTCTTGTGAAAAGAGTCTTATCTCTAAGGAGTTCTATGTTCCTGCACTGAAGAAGACTCAAATGCTGTCTTAGTATTACAATTATGCAAGCTCCTATGTAGCTCCCAGAGTTTCTCAGGTAGTCCAATCCTTTGTTGATGCAATCTTGAGAATTTGAGGCGAAGTCATTGAATGTCGGTACCTGCACATAAGAGATTCTCGCTTTGTCCGGTATGTGCACGCCATTTCCTGTCCTGAATTCAGAGTTCAGCTCACAAGTCCTCTCGTGATAGACTGACTTTTTCTCATTTCTAGTTATTCCTGCTCCTCTAGCTATGTAATCAGTCAACCAGCTTATCTTTGGTATTAAATCAAAAACGTCATGTAGCCCGTCTTCATTGTTGTACACGAAGACCCTATTGTAATCATCAGAGGTGTTGAGATGATCCATAGTCAAAGAGATATATGAAAACTTACTTTCCATCACAAATTTTTGAAGGTTAAGATTATCATCTCCAAAGACTCCAGAAGAAACTTGTGTTAGACCTTGGCTCATTCCTTGCGGCGCAAATAAAAATTGACCCTTGTAAACTCCTGTTTTAGAGTCCATGTTTTGCATTTTGTGGACAGCCTCAAGCACTGAGTTCTCTGAGCCTTCTTTCCATTGTACGTCACTCTTACCTTTTGAATGAAGATACAGCTCATCCGGTATCTTGAAAATCTTGTTTGAAAAGGCACCCCACATGCTCTTTAACACTTTCTGATCAGTACCCAAAGACACCTTGTTTGACACTGAGAAATGCATACAAGAAGACATCATGGAGGGGCCCCAGGTTGAACAATCAGCATTATCGAAGAAAAGATTCATGGCTTTGTTCTTCCTCATGGACTCTGACTTCCTGTAATACTTCTCAATTCTGGTGGATTTGTCAGCACACTCTATTATATTACCAGTGCTTTCCCAATCTAAGAGAGTTTTCTGAACATTCCTAGCATAATTCTCTATTATGTATGACACTACCCTCAAATAGAAATTCATAACCGATATCTCCCTGGGTCCTATCTGATCCTTGTGAACCATCTTTGTAACCATCTGCATGTCGTTCTCAAGTATGTATAACAGGGTTGGTATGACAGAATCTGACTTAGTAGACAGAAATTTGAGGTCTTCTTTGGATAGTATTTCCTTGGCCTCTGTTAGAAATTGCCTTTCTTTTAATTCCTGATAAGTAGATCTTCTTCTTATGGGCATCCTTTTATGAACTCTCTTTTGACACAGGAGCATGGTGTTGTAAAGCGGATCATTCTGAGTTTTCATCACAGTCTTGTTTTCCTCAAGGGTCCTCTTAGTGACACTGATACCGCTTTCACAGTAATTCACTGACCCCTTGGTGCTAGTAAGATCAGATAAAGAAAGATCCATAAGTATTGTTTGACTGGTCATGAGTTTCCTCAGATCTCCAACAGTCTCGGCTTTTCTGTTGGCTTCAAATGCTCTTTTCAAAGTTGAGAGAGAACCACAGATAACTGTTGGCCAGTCAACATCAAATTTAGAAGCTTCATGAGGTGCTATGATGTTCAAAAGGTCCTGCACAGACTCTATGACTGGAAAAGTCTTCTGCCCGAGTCTTTGAAAGTCAAGATTCGACTCCAATTCTTTCAAGAAAACTAGGGACTCAGATAAGATCTTTTGGTTCCTACAGGTGGTGAGCATTTTACAGGTGTAGATTGAGTTGAACGAGTTCATATCTGTGGGTATGCAAGATTTTTCATGTGGAAAAGCCAAATTCCAACTGCTGTTTCTTCCCAGAGACTCAGGAACTGTGACAGAACTTCTGCTTATCATCAGAATGTCCTGTTTCGCCCTATTGACACTGAATAATTCTACAACTGAACCCAGCTTTATCATCCTGTTGCAAAAAACCTTTTGAACCAAGCACTTGTAATTGTTTTTCCCAGTTGAACTGAAGGGTTTTATATACCATTTGAACTTGTCGTAAAGACCTTTCACACCTTTGGCCATGCCTGTGGAATTAACAAAAACATATCTCATCAGTTCAGAGAACTGAGCGAACTTAGAATTATTAACCATCATCAGCAAAGAAGAAAAAGCATTCAACGAGCTATCCCTCTTAGTGACCTGCTGAACACCGAGAACCATAGAACTCCAAGACAAGTGCTTGTGATACACCTCGGTCCACCAGTCTTGATCAGAACCACTAATGTTGAACCATTTTGTTCTGTTACAAGTGTGAGTTTCACTGAGCAGTGGATCAATCGGAATGAGATCTCCCAGAATACAACATTTCTTGTCCTTTACGGTTGCAAGCCCACCATTCAGAGACGAGATGACAACACACTTTTTTCCTTTTATATTGTCCACAGAAAACATGCTCATGTTTCTACGAGTCTTCACATCCTTTACTTTGTAATGCTTTTTGTAACCATTTGAGACAGCTGTCGAGACCAAGTGGTGTCCTAGTATCCAGTCGGTCAATTTAGTTGAATTTATCTTGTTCATGGTCCTTCTGATGTGCTCTCTGGTCCACTCATCCAGCTTTGAATCAGATCCAACACTTTCAGATAAGTTCGTAATGTCTTCATAGTAAATGTGATTAGAGCTACAAGGTTTCATCATATCCTGCTCTATAACCGAGAGCCTCCTCTCCGATTCAGACGCAGTTAGAAAATGCTTGTCCCTCTTCAAATACTCTACGCAGCCATCACTTATGAGAACAGAATTCATTTTCACCCCGTCAATAACAACTCTCTCAATGCTGTAATCGGAACACGATGACTCACCGTTGAACCATGCCTCCTTAAGCAATTTGCAAAGAAGATCTGAATTGCTCAAGCTCCTTATGCACTCATCTATGTCATCAGGACCTGCTGCCATTAAAGGAATGTAACTGACTGCTTTAAGTTTCTGGGAATTTAGGTCATCAAAATGAGATTTGCAATAATTCTCATCCAGGCCTGGTAAAGACATGAAATTTTCGAAAGTCTCCATACTCTCATAGCCGTTTCTTTTGAGACAATCTCCAAGTCTGGCTCTGTTATGCTTGAAGTAGTCTTTGTGTTTGTTGTAACTTCTCAGTGGGGAACTTTTGACCTCTATCAATTTGGTGTATTCGTCAAGAACCTCGGTTAAGTCATCAGAAGACCAATCATTCATGACCTTGTTGAACTCTGCTATTCTCATCATTGATTCTTCGAATGTGTCAGATACAAGGTTTTCGACTTCTATATCCTTGTCAAATCTCAAATCAACATTTCTGGTTTCCAAGGATGTTATAACAGAAAGTTTCTCAAATATAGAGTCAAGTGCTGCTGTGCCCTTAGTGTCGTTTTTGAGAGACAATTTGAAGTCAACAAGCCATATGTCGTCTGATTTTGTGAGCAACAAGTCTAAATCAGAAACCAATCTTACACCTCTGGAATTCGTGCCCTCGATAAGTCTTACTTCCCAGCCTTCATTCATCATTTCCTCTGCGAAGCTAATGAGCCCGTATAGATGTCTCAGAGAATTAGGTCTCTGAATGTCATTCATCCAGTTTACCCTTCTCATCATTTGGGAATTCTTTAGAGCGAAGGTCCTTAGATAACTCATATTGCCATCAATATTTCTCAGGTCATTGAGCAAGGAACTAAGATCTCCCTCAGAGTAACAGGAACTCTTTATCCCCTTCATTATACTTTGCTCCAGCTCTTCATCATAATCTTTAGATGGTTTTTCAAGAGTTTCTAGAAAGGTTCTTCTAGATCTGGAGGCTTCAAAAGCTTTAGCACTTTCTTCAATAGCTCGTAGGGTGTCGGCTTTTGTATCAGTGTTAGACAGAGTT